GGAGCGTCGCCGCTTCGCCCAGAAGGGTCACGAGTACCTGATCGAGCAGGTGCAGCACACCGGCGGCGACTCCATCACCGCCGTCTCCCAGACGGTGCGCCTGTCTTTCAACCACCCAGTGAAGGAGCTGATCTGGTGCTTCCAGAACACCACCTCCACTGCCACCAACAGCATGTGGAACTTCTCCACCTCTTCCCAGAACGTGAACGTGACCTCCAACATCTCGCCAGTTCTGCTGGGCAGCGCCTGCACGCCTCACACGATCGGCGCTCCCCGCCTGTTCGGTGGCAACACCGCCTCGGTCTCCAACGTCTTCTGGATTGAGGAGGGCTCGTCCGTGGCGGGTTCCACCGGCCAGGAGGTCGGCCCACTGAAGGACTTCAAGCTGGTGCTGAACGGCCAGGACCGCTTCAAGGAGCAGCTGGGCAAGTACTTCAACCAGTACCAGCCATACGTGTACCACTCGGGCACCCCATACCCAGGCATCTACGTGTACTCCTTCGCCCTGCAGCCAGAGGAGCACCAGCCAACCGGCACCTGCAACTTCTCGCGTATTGACAACGCCCAGGTGTCCCTGAACATGAAGGCCCTGACCACGCCTCTGCAGAAGATGTTCGCAGTGAACTACAACATCCTGCGCATCCAGAGCGGCATGGGCGGCTTAGCGTTTAGCAACTGATCCTCCCATATTAATTTTTATATGGTGGGAATAAAAATAAAAAAATCCAAAAATATGGGCTTCGGCCCCAAGAGTTGTGTCCCACCTCTTGGGGTTAAAGAAATAATCCCACCATTATGGTAGGATGGAGATAAAAGAGGAACTTAAAAAATGTTCCAATTGTTGTCGTGTACCACAATCTATAAATGAATTTGTAAATGAAAAAGGTCGTGAATGTTCTACCTGTGCCAAATGTAGAGCCAAAGGCAAAAAGCACGACAAGAAACCTGAACGGCGTGAAAAACACAACGAACTTCAAAGAGAGAAAGAGTATTCTAAAGAATGGAGGAAAAAACAACTAGAAGAACGTCCAGATGAATTTAGAGAACATAATAATGAAATTAATAGGCAATGGAAGTCCGAAAACTCAGAACACATGGCAAAATGGTCCAGAACGAGTGTCAACACTAGACTCGACGCCCTAAAACGCGCCGCCGAAGTTCGGGGTATCGAGTGGCGCCTTACTGACGATGAGGCGAAAGCAATGCTCATCAGCCCATGTGTGTACTGTAAACATATATATCTCGAGGTGCGCGTGAATGGTATAGACCGCCTAGACTCGAATGTATGTTACACTACTGAAAATTGCCGTCCGTGTTGCAAAGACTGCAACTATATGAAGGGCACATATGACCCCAGGACGTTTATAGAACGGGCTAAGAAGATTGCCCTGTGCGACCACGAGTTTCCAGAGGTGCCAAATTGTGCTGAACACAAAAAGGTCAACCGAAAGAAGGTCACCTCCCCACAAACTGCCACACCCCCTTCAGAGCCGCAAACTCTTCCTCAATGATGACTGCAGTTGATTCAGGATCAAAATAGGGTGAGCAACAGAAAACATCGATGTAAATCTTGTTCAATTCAGGATACGTGTGAGCGCTAAAGTGACTCTCAGATAGCACAAGAACTCCCGTGGTCCCATGGGGTTCAAATTGGTGAAAGGATCGGCCCACGACTGTGAACCCGCACCTTTCAGCGATTCGATTCATAATTCTCTCAAGGTGATTAGCCCTGGAGACCCACACACCTTCTATATGTCCTATGAGGTGATTCATCATGTTAGTTTAGGGGTTGCTCATTTTATATGGAATTAGGCCGAGAGCCAGAACGATGAACAGAATTGCAAAGAATGCACGACCCGTCGTCTGGTCCTGCTCGTTCTTCGTCTCGACAAAGTTGGAAACGCCCAGTCCGAGGAACAGGAGCACGAAGAGACCCAGGAAAATCGTATAAAGGTCAACAGCCATTTGTTATTATATTACATTAAAATAATGGACGAACTCGTGAAGAACACGGTCATCGTCGATTCGCAACTCGTCAAGGCGGTGACCGCCCTGATGCCAGGAGAGAGCATAGAGTGCATCCTTGACGAGACGCGGCTCGTGATCCTGAAGCGAGTATTTAACTCTCTCAAATATCGTCATTTCACGACCGTCGTGCATCTGGTTGATGAGATCAAGACGAGCGGCCTGACCGAAGAGGACGCGAAGAAGGTTATGATGTGGTTCGTGTTGGATGACCAGGTGGGTTTTGAATTCAAGAGGGAAATTAACGCTCTACTGGAATCTGAACTCTTAGGTTCAATTTTTAATTTCGTTTCAAAAATAGAACCTAATATCCCGGACGGGTGTTGTATCCCCCTGAAGTTGAAATGCCTGAAATTGTGGTCCAGAAATACATGAGGAACAGGCCCATGACCACGAGGGTCGCCGCCTTGATCATCTCGTTGGCAAACTTGCGGCGGTACGCGGTCAGGAAGGACTGGAGACCGAACATCAGGAGAGCCAATGCGGTCACGAGTATCAGGCCGGGTGCCAACATTTAATACTTAAGGACATTTTTATTTAGTACATTATGAACTTTGCTTACCTGGATGCCAGGAGCCTCTTGGAGACGGTCATGGTCCCTCCACCCGAGCCTGTTCAGGCCATCCCCTGTGACCTGGGACCGACATGGAAAGAGTTTGGCGAGGAACTACACAAATTCAAGATGGAATTCGCCAAGACGCGGGCACAGGTTACTATAAACCTCGCGGCGCTGAACGAAAAGCAAGAAGAGATGAATGTTCTTCGAATGATGATCGATAACGTCACCTCATCGGGGTTAAAGGAAAAGCTCGAGGATATATTATCAAAGCACGAGTCCGAAGAAGGGATCTCTACCCTGACTCAACAATGTGGGGAACTCAAGGGTAAGATGGAGGCGATGAAGAAGGTACTGATGGACACGGGATCTGAAAGGTACGGAAAGTTCACATGCTTTGTATGCATGGACCGACTTGTTGACTTGTTCATTGAACCCTGTGGCCACGTGATTTGCGACGCGTGTTTTGTGAGGACAACCAACAAGGTACAGTGCCCAGGGTGCCGCGTCAGGATGGAGGGGGTGAAGAAGATTTTTACGATGAACTAGCAGGGGTGCGTTAAATTAGTGAATTTTGTTTAGTGTGTAATATTAACAAGGTTCCATAGTATAACGGTTAGTACGGCAGACTCTGACTCTGTAAATGCGTGTTCGATTCACGCTGGAACCTCTCGACCCGAACAAGTCGTTAAAAGGTTCTTCTGACTTTGGCGCAGTGGTATTTTCACTAGAGCGCATCGGATTGTAGCTCCGCTGGTCGGGTGTTCGAATCACCCAAGTCAGAACGACATGAACACGTCGTTAAAATGTTCATCAGGCTCCTGTGGCCTAATTGGTTAAGGCGTCAGAATTCGACGTTGCTGTTAACCTGTAGATTGTGAGTTCGATTCTCACCGGGAGCGTTTTTTGAAGCGGCCTTCGGTTCCCTCTTAAAAAAACGCAACGTAAAAAGTATAAATGACTGTCCGCCTCGTAGATTCCATGCCCCGTGGCGTGTTCGAGGGTGATGCCGCAATCGTACAGGCTGCCCGAGTTTCATACGGCGCCGGAACCAAGACCGTCAGCAATGACCGGGCTCTCATCCGCTATCTCATGCGTCACAAACACACGACGCCGTTTGAGATGGTTGAATTCAAGTTTCATATCAAGGCGCCCATCTACGTGGCGCGTCAGTGGCTCCGTCACCGTACAGCCAGTGTGAATGAGATGTCGGCCCGTTACTCCATCGTCGACACGGGCTTCTTCTTGCCCGAGGAGCTCCGCAAACAGGCCACGAGCCGCGGACAGGGTGGAGAGGAGCCGTTTGGTGATGGGGGCTCGAACCTTCTGGCCAAGCAAAAGGCTTCGTGCGATCTGGCTTTCCACGTCTATGACGAACTGATCGCCAAGGGCGTCTCTCGTGAACTGGCCCGGGCGCACTTGCCTCAGAATACCTTTACTGAATTTTACTGGAAAATTGATCTTCACAACCTGCTTCACTTTCTGCAGCTTCGTATTGATGATCACGCACAGAAGGAGATTCGTGACTTGGCGAAGCAAGTCTATGATTTGATCAAGCCTATTGTCCCTGTTACATGTGAGGCCTTTGAGGACTTCCGGATCGGTTCCATGACCCTGTCACGCATCGAGATTGATGCAATTAAGAATGACAAATCATCAATCCCTGGACAGGGTGAGAATCAGGAGTTTCAAGAGAAGCTCAACCGGCTCTACCTCCCGGAGACGCCACCGCCACCGGTACCCAAGTCGTTTTTGGGAAGGATCCTTATGTGTTTTTCGAAGGCTTAAAGTTTGTATTTAATAATAAATTATGAAGGCTAAAATTCCATGTGCGTTGAGAGAGCAGGTTTGGATTCTTTATTGCGGGGACCGGCTCTTTAAACACAAGTGCCTCGTGACGTGGTGTGAAAACGTCATGACGCCTTTCCAGTTTCACGTGGGCCATAACCAACCAGAATCTAAAGGAGGTGCGACCGACATCAACAACCTCCGCCCGATATGCGCCAAGTGTAATACGTCCATGGGTGATGAGTACACGATCGACGAGTTCTCGGCTTTATCGGGGCCCAAGCACGCCCGGCACCTCTGGGAATGTTTCAGGTACTCAGAAACTTCATCTTCTCCTGCGTCTTCACCTGGAAGAACATGAAAATAAAGACCAGCAGGGGCAGACTGCGGAGCTCACCAAGCGCCGAGTGCTCGTATCCTGACATGCCATCCAAGGGGAAAGGCACCTTCTTTATGACCATACGGGCACCGTAGACAATCATACCCACTATTCCAAACTGGAGACAAACCTCGAGGAAGGTCATCCACTTTGGCTTGGTCTTGTCCAATTTTGGTGTAAATTTGTCAACAAGTCTGGAAACGAAGAACGCAAAGACGAAGCAAAGGACACCAACCCACGCGACGCCCATAGTCCGAATGAGGTCATGTGTCATGTTACTAGTGTTAAAGAAAAAAGTCATTGTAAAGTCGGGAAGTGAAAGCTTCCCAGCGCTCCAATAACACAACTGGTTAGTGTATCGGTCTTATGAAAATTGAATTTTCACGCGAGTGAGCCGAAAATCCGAGTTCGATCCTCGGTTGGAGCAACCCCTGTAGTATAATGGATAGTATAGCGATCTTCTAAATCGTTGATGCCGGTTCGAGTCCGGCCAGGGGTGACTTGAAAATAATAGAAATAATGTTAATATGAAGGAGTGTAAACGCTGTAATATTGAATACGACCTAGAACTGTATGGAAAAAATGGATCTGCAAAAGACGGGTATAGAAATATATGCAAGGATTGTACCAAGGCGGCTCTAAGTATCAAACCACCTGACGCAGTCGCGATATGTAGTATATGCGGTGAAGAAAAACAACGCATAAATTTCGCAAATCGTATTAATATATGTAAATTATGTAGAAATATACGCCAAAAAGAAAAGCGTGATGAGAATCGTGAAGAATATAACGCCAAGTCTCGTGATTGGAGGGCTGGTAATAAAGATTTCATCAATGCTAAAAAACGTGAACGTGAACAAGCGAGGAGAGATATGGACCCGATATACAGACTAAGGCACAATTTAAGCACTCGATTATACATGGCGGTTAGTAAAAAAGTCGGTAAAACATTTGAACTTGTTGGATGCTCCAGGGATGAACTTGTTTCTCATCTAGAATCAAAATTTACAAAAGGGATGATGTGGGATAATTATGGTGCATGGCACGTAGACCATATAAAGCCGTGCTGCTCTTTTAATTTAGAAGATCCTGAAGAACAAAAAAAGTGTTTCCATTGGTCAAATTTGCAACCATTATGGGCGAGAGATAATACGAGTAAAGGTGGGAAGTTCTAAATCATCAGTGTCCGAGTTGGTCCAAGGAGTCAGACTTAAGATCTGATGGTCGCAAGACCTCGTGGGTTCGAACCCCACCTGATGAAAACAAACACTCCATAAAATCTATACTTAAATTAGATGGATTTTATGAAATGTATATGGGATTCTGACCAGGTGGCTCACGTCACTCTCGTGGTCAGGTATTATCCACAGGAAGGCGTTGCCCTGGACGCCATCAAACCCATGATTCATGAAATTCGTGAGAAATCGAAGGGTATGATAATCAAGGCGGATCTGGCAGGTGCAGGAATCGTGAATATAGACCGGTTAAGGCTCATAGTAAAGATTGTTAAGGAGGTTGTGGATTACACGCGTGAGGACAACCTCCTCAGACGAATTGAATTTTTGAACACGGGTTTTATCTTCAGGGCTCTTTATGGACCCATCAGTCTGGCCATACCCAAGTACTTCCGCGACATGGTTGTGTTTTTATAACCTAAAATAAAATTAGATGGTCGACTGGCTCCGTTTCCAACCCGACGAGGAGGCCAAGGTTCTCTATGTTGACATCCTCGTCGGGCGGCTCATAGAATTACAGCCGAGTACGACTGAGGCTACGGACGAGTTTTGTCAGGAGCTTTATCCAGTTCTTGACCAAATTCAGGCTCTGTGTCTCCAGAGAGGTCTGAAGCAGGTGTGCTCGGCTGACTTGTCGGGTGTCAAGGTCCGGAACCTCAAGCCCATGACCATGATGCGTATGATATGGAATGTCTATGAGCATACCAAAAATTGTATTTTACTCCAAAATTGCCAGGTGTCGGGAGGGGGTGCATTCTTCAATACACTGGTAGGGGCTGTTCGTGGATTCCTCCCACCATTCATGAGGAATCTCATCACGTTAATTCCTGATCAAAATTGTGTGGATGAAAAAGTAGATGAAGGCGTACTGCATCAACTTGAAGACGAGTACTGATCGGAAGAAGAAGATGACTGATCAGTTTGAACGTGAGGAACTTGATGTAGAGTTCATAGATGCTATTGACGCCAAAAATATCAATAGAGTCTTTGATATAAGACCTGGTGAATATGGAAATATATCCAGTCATCGTAAAATATGGTCTGATATGCTTGAAAAAGGCCATGACATGGCAATTATCTTTGAGGATCAGTGTCGTATCGAAGATGGATTTTCTAATTTAGTTTCAAAATTGGAGTTTCCAGAAAAATGGGATATGATTTATCTAGGGTATACAGGTCAGAGATTTTTCGCAGAAGAAAACGATCAACTAGATCGTGGAAAACCTGTAGGCACATGGTGTTATATAATTTCACTTGAAGGTGCAAAAAAACTTGTGAATTTCGATCCATGTGATTTCTGGCTTATACCTGACGCCCAACTTGCTTTTTTACCAATTCGCACATTTTATATGAAAAATAAGATTGCATGGCGGGACTCGACATCCAAGAGTATCATAGGTTCAAATTACATAGAACGAGGTGTTCTCAAATGGCTCATAATTGGTCACTGGGTTGCTCACTGGTTTCAGTTTTACCCGATCCTTGAAATTTTGTTTTTTATTTTGATTTTGATATTGTATACAAGATTGAGAAGATGAGGATGGTGAAGAGCAAGACGAACGGATATTTATATTCCTTTATAAAAAGGTAAGACTTTATTATAGATGCAGTGATGTTATTTGTCCAGCTAAATTGGTGATCGTGAACAAATATGGTATTTTCATTTTCATATTCAGACTCTATAACTTCTGGATTCAATATAGTCATGTTGGAATCCTTGAGTACAGTTGAAATTCGTATAGGACCTGTCGTCGTTGATATAAAATACTCTTGTGAAAAATAGTCTTCACGTTTCGTACGATCGTTTATACATGATTCTACGAGTCGTTTCATATCTGGATTTCTTGGTTTAGTTGCTATAAATGCACTATTTATGAACCAATCATGATTTACCACATGAGCAGCCGTTACAAAGCCCGTTTCAAAGACCGAATGGTTTGCTTTTCCTACAATTAATGGAGAGAAATCAATATCCGGTAAATCATACAGGGGTCTGAATGCTTCCATGTCACAGTCAACAGTGACCCCTCCATAAAGGTATAAGATGACGTAGCGCCCAAAATCCACCTTTTGCATGAAATGTTCGTACGCGTCAAACCTCGCGACGCACTCCACCCCGTACTCTTCACATGCTTTCCTGAGTTGACTCTCGTCCCACTTCTTGTGTTCCCAGTCCGGGTTGAGCCGGTACAGTTTCTCCACATTCTTGTGGAATTTCTGAGGAAGTTGATCCCACCCCTGCATCCAGACCTGATGCGTCGTCTTCGGGATCAGCATGTCTATGAACAAGGTCTGGACTTTTTTTACGCTCTCCTATCGCATTATTTATAACATCAATTATGTGCCATGCCAAAATAGTCATGATGAAAATTCGCGCCTTGATGTCAAGATCCTTTACATATTTAAGAATCAAAATAGGAACAAAAATTGCAAACAGATGAACCCGCCAACTGGCTTCGAACGCCCCCTGCTCGAACGCCATGTAAAAACCATAGGTGGCGGCAATTACAGCAAGTTCCAGCTTCATTATCAATTCAAGTTAAAAAAAGGAGGCGCGAAAAACATCAAGACACGGACGAATGAACTCCGTTCAATCGGCGAGCGACCTCCTCGTATTCTATCCGCAGGGTCGGCACCTGTACATCGAGTTCCTGGGGGCCAAGTACATCGAGCGTCAGCCCAAGAATGCGCTCGAAGCACAGGCGTTCTCGATGGCCATCAAGCCTGTCGTTCAGCAACTCGATAATTACGTGGAGAAGCACGGTCTCAAGGAAATCATCGAGCTGAATCTCAAGGGGGTTCCAATTTCAAAACTAAATTCAGATACGGCCATCCATCTCCTGAAACTTATGATTGAGATCCGACCTGAGAAGGGGCTTCTGGAAAAGATTAAGATTACAAATAGCAACCCATTGTTTAGCATGGTGTACAAGAGCGTCAAGGGTCGACTCCCCCCGCGTATTTCTAGCATCGTGGAATTTGCAGACAATGACAAATTTTTTTAGGTCCTTAATATCATGGCGAAGGAAGACCCGTGGCACGACAAGGAAGAGGCGTATCTCAAAAAAATAGAGGCGCAGTGCAACGCATACCACTCGTACTTTAATAAAGACTATCAGTACTATCATACACTGTCGTCGCGCTTTAACATCCCTATCCTTGTCATATCATCCATCAACGCACTCACTGCGATTTCTTTGAATGAATTTATGACTCAAACGTACGTCAGTATTCTGAACGCCGTTCTATCGGCTGGGGTTGGTATTCTAGGGTCAATTCAATTGTATATGAAAATTAACGAGAAGATGGCGAACGCGCTGCGGTCGGGCATCCTCATGAAGCGTCTGGCGCTCAAGATTTCCAAGGAGATGAGCATAGATCGTGAGCAGCGTGGAACAGTCGGTCAACAGTTCCTACAAGAGTGCTTTGCTGAATTCAACGCCGCTCTTGAACAGTCAAACCCAATTGAGAAGAAGATTCAGAACTTTTTGGCCCTCGGGCAACAACCACCGGTTGCCAAACCCATGAGCTTCATGAATCTCGCATCGGCCGCCGTGGCGAACATATCCCCTAGACGATCGTCTATTGACCTTGAAAGAAGTTTCACTTCATATGGAAAGACGCAACATCCCGAGGGGTCTCGCGCCAAAATGCTTTGGGGTTTTCTTGGAACAGATCGTAGAGCCGAGAGTTCTCCGCAAGAATCAGAGTCTCCGCCGAATCTGAGCGAGTCAATCCCGGAGGAAGATTCTCCAAGAGGACGGGATGCAGGGCCGCGAGTTCGGGCGTACGAAGTTTAGCGACTGCAAACCCAAGGTCCATGTCCAGCCCCGTTTCGATGTCCCGAAGCCAATAGTGTTCACAAGCCTCTTTGGTCTGTTCGATAACACACCATCCCTTGACCATAACGGTTTTCGTACCCTTCTGATCAAGCGAACGATTCAGCAACGCCAAATGATGAATGACGGTTCCTGGCACTTTGTGAACCTTGAGGCGGAGCGCTGTATGTTTCACTACGTCATCCATCTGTTAATACATTATCTTTTTATTTCCTTATGTTAAATGAGTTTCGGTTCATTTATATCAGGAGGGTTGTTAGTTCTTATACTCATCATTATCCTAGCGAATGTATTACCTGTGGCGCCGCCAAATTGTCCTGTATTCGCGTCGCCAAGTCCTTCTTAAAAAAATGAAACCCTAAATTAACAATGACAGATCCGATTCTAGCCCCCAGCACGTCGCGCTTCACAACCTTTCCTATACGGTACCCTGACCTTTGGGCACTGTATAAGAAAGCCATCGGCTCCTTCTGGACGGTCGAGGAGATTGACCTCGCCGCGGACCTCAAGGATTGGGAGCGCCTGAATGATTCAGAGCGCCACTTCATCAAGACGGTCCTAGCGTTCTTCGCCGCCTCGGATGGAATTGTGATGGAAAATATTGATATGAACTTTTCAAAGGATGTTCAGATCGCCGAAGCCCGGTCGTTCTACGCGTATCAGTCGTTCAACGAGTCTATCCACTCCGAGACGTACTCGCTCATGATTGACAAGTTGGTCAAGGATCCGGAAGAGAAGGCTGGTCTGTTCCGTGCCATAGAGACGTCGCCCGCAGTTAAACAAAAAGCAGAATGGGCCATGCAGTGGATGAGTCCTGGAGCCTCATTTGCACAGCGTCTCATAGCTTTTGCATGCGTGGAAGGAATCTTCTTCTCTGGCTCGTTCTGTGCTATTTTCTGGCTCAAAAAGCGTGGCCTCATGCCGGGCCTGAGTTTCTCCAACGAGCTGATTTCTCGGGACGAGGGTCTTCATCAGGAGTTTGCAGTGACGCTCTATTCACACCTTGTGGAAAAATGCCCTTCCAAGGATATTCACAAGATTGTTCAGTGGGCTTGTGAAGTGGAGAGCGAGTTCATCACAGAAGCGCTTCCATGTCAGCTGATTGGAATGGACGCTGGAGAAATGACGCAGTACATACAGTTTGTGGCTGACCGCTTGATGAACCAGTTCGGGGAGAAACCTATTTACGGTGTGAAAAACCCTTTCGACTGGATGGAGAACATCTCGTTGGAAGGGAAGACCAACTTCTTCGAGAAGCGGGTCGGGGATTATTCAAAGCATATGGTGGTTGAGGGTGATGGTGTGCGGTTTGATGAGGAGTTCTAGCCAGTGAGTCCTGAAGGGACTTTCTGTTTCCCTTAGGCAGCCACCTCATTCCGCTGAGCCCAGTGGACGTACTCACTTGACTGCTGGTCCTTGCGGGTCTCGAACCCAGAGATCTGTGGCAGAACGCGCATCAGGAAACCCACGAGCAGAACATAAACCAAAGCATGGAGCAGAAGGCCTGGGAAGGTTGCCAGGCCCTCTGCGCTAGAGACCCAACTTCCTAGGATTCCACGAACCGCCTTGTACGTCGCTGGGTTGGCGACGAGGACATAGGCCAAAAACGGAATCACATAGAAGTTGAGCTGAGACATTTAATTTTAGTTGAGAATTTAGTAGCCCATCATGCCGTATGTGGACACAGCTGGGTTCATGATGGTGTGCGTGTCTGGGCGGTGGTACTTGGACACGCGCTTACCATAGACAAGGCCCGCCACGAAGCAGGAAAGAAGCACGAACACCAGGGCGTGCAGGAGCAGACCGAAGTTGCTGGGGATACCGCTGCTGTTGGCGATCCACGAGCCGAGAAGGCTGCTGGTCAGCTTGAAGGTCTCGGGGTTGGCGACGAGGAAAAAAACGATAAAGGGAACAACATTCATGCTCATGTCACCGTACATTTTGTACTATTAATTGAGAATTTAATTTCCAAAAGCCTCGCGGTGCTACCGAGCCGCGTTCATATTAAAAGTGGGGTTGTTGAACGTCTGTTTGGCGTTTTGGAAAACGTTCTTGTTGTTTTCGAAAATTGGATTGTTACGAACCCGTTTCAGTTCCTCATTTTTACGAAGCTTTGCATTAACCTGTGCGACCGTCATGCCCTTTGTGTTGAACGTGATTGCAGGTCTGTTCCTGAACGAGTCTCGTGCTGGAACCTGGAGTGAAAGCAAAATCTTGTTCACCGTCTTTTTCTGGGCTGCCGTTAGTCTCGGGTCGTTTTTCAGTGCCGTCCAGTTGAACTTGTTCATGTAAGCCCCGAAACGACCTTTGAATCCAGTAACCTGTTGAGTCTTGAGAATTCTGTGCTGAGCCTTGCCCGTCGACTCTTCCGTATTTTGGACTGAATTAATGACGTTTTTGACACGCGTCAATATAGGGTACTGGACGTACAAATTTGTTGTACTCGGGCCCACCGTGGTCTGTCGAGTGGAGGTGGGCTCATTCAGTTTTCCTGCTTGAATAGATTGCCGGCGCCGACATTGCGAACCTTGGGCACGTTCTGGTTGCGGTTATTCAGGTTGTACTTGGCCTTGTTCGCATTGATAGCAAAGTTCCAGTTCGACCCGGCATTCTTGCGAACCACTTTGACCTTGGTGTTCGTACCGGGAACGTCGATGTTCATCACCAAAGGCGCCACCTTGCCAGTCTCGTTCGCACGAGTGCCTGTGGCGGTGATCCGAGCCCTATAATTGGTAATCTCTCTGTTTTTGTTGGCCGTCACGAGGCCACCTTCCCGAGCAAGGGCGGCACTCGCGTTCAATTGGCGTCGAATGGCATTCGCGGTGGCGGGACTCAGAGATGCGGGGAGTGGGCGGCGCAGCATGCCGTTAATTTTGTTCATCGCCACCTGAGCATTTGAACGGTTCGCGGCGCTCACACCCTCTGCCTCGTTGGCAGCCTCCTCCGCCGCCTTTGCCTGGTTATTTGGTGGGAGACCCGCAGCCGCCGCACCTGCCGCGGCGGTGTTAGCAGCCTGCGCGGGTGTCGCGTTTGGCCGAGCCGCATTGGCCGCATTGGCCGCTGCCCGAGCTCCCGCATTGTTCGCTGCGTTCGAGCCCATGCCCAGTGCCAGAGCCTGCTGCTTCGCCGCACCTGCAGCCGCCGCCGCAACCTGTACCGGCGGCGCCTCGAGTGCCAGAAGGGGCTTGGCCGCCGCCGCACCCACGTTATTTGGTGATGAACCGGTAGCGTTGGCCGCACCCGCCGCGGCTGCCGCCGCGTTTGAGTTGTTACCGCCAGCGTTATTGACGGCCGCCGCCGCCGCACCCGCCGCCTTGGGGCGCTTGGAGTTGATGTAACGCTTGAGTGAGTTGACGAGTCTGGCGTTAATAGGAGGTAATGCGTTCTTGTTATTTTTATTGCGAACATTTGTGTAAGCGTTCACATAAGTCTGTATATTCGTCTTGAGCGCTGACGCATTTGCATTTAGTCGTGCCCATGTACTGGGGTTCCACCACACCATCTTTTGTTAATGTAGAGCCCGAAAAAAATTGGTGTGCTGTGAGAGCCACATAAAGGGCTCAGCACCTTGTATAGTAGAACAAAGCAAATGGCTCTCCAGATGTTCACCACTTTCGATGCCTCCAACGTCACCTTCTCCGATGTCCGCAAGAACGCCAAGGGTGGCAAGGCGGTCTACCTGAACGCGGTTGGCGGTGGTAAGCTCATCTTCCAGCTGCCTCAGCTTCGTGCGCCTTTTGGCCTGAGTGAGTTCAAGGATGAGGCATCCGGTCGTGTGAGCTACAGTCTGCCCCTGAGCCTGGACAAGCCCGAGGTCCTGGAGAAGTTCGCCAAGCTCGATGCCCGTGTGCTCGACTTCATCACCGAGCACTCCGATGAGCTGCTGGGTAAGAAGATGTCCCGTGAGGTCATCAGCGAGGGCATGTACAAGAGCCCCATCAAGCAGAGCTCCAAGGAGGGCTACGCGCCAACTCTGAACCTCAAGGTCATCACCGACCTCAAGACTGGCGCACCGGCCACCGAGGCGTACAACGCTCAGCGTCAGTCTGTGCCTCTGAGCGACCTGGAGAAGGGTCAGTCCCTGAGCGCGATCGTTGAGCTCAACCAGATCTGGCGCACTCCTGCTGGTGTTGGCGTGTCTGTGCGCGTCCACCAGGTCATGTTCGCGCCGACCAACAAGCTCAAGCCGTGTGCTTTTCTCGCCCCAGCTGACGAGCCCGTGTCCGACACCACCGCGGCTTCCGACGGAGAGATTGAGTACGAGACCGACCCGGACCAGTAACCAGGTCCCGAAGATCCCAGACTTTGAACTCTAAAATGATTAGTGTAATTAATGCAAGGCTTCGCGAAAATAATACTTCGTATTACTAAAT